TCTTGGGGTCGTTACGGATTCGACAGGCATTATGAGGCACATTTTGCGACTCATCTAGCGGATGTAAAACGCCAGTTAAATATAACTGCAAAAAATAACAATTCTTACGCTGTAGCTGCCTAAAAACCAGCCAGCGTGACCCGATTCGGATTGCTTGTGTCTGATGATAGGTCTTATTATGAGCAAGCTACGGCAAAATCTGGTCTAGGGATTTTGCAAGAGATTGATAGACTCGCTTGACTTGGGCCTGAGCTGTGTGTCAAAGTCAAGTTAAATCAATACATAGCCTATGGTTGTAGACAAATGTGTTAGCAGGTGTTTGGACGTGGGTTCGACTCCCACCGGCTCCATTATTATTTCTTAAAACTTCTTAAAACTTCTTAAATCGTTGATAATTCAACGGTTTTTGTTTTATCTTTTTTATTATTTTCTAAACCTTTTTGAAAAAAGGAGTTATAAAAGGAGTTACAAAAAGGAGGTATCCCTCCTAAAAGTCTATATAATTCGCAAATCTTTCTCCGATATCGTCTTTCGCTTGCTTGGTGATGTGAGTATAGATGTTCATGGTCGTTTTCAGGTCTGAGTGCCCTAGCCTATGCTGTACTTGCTTCAAGGTCATGCCTGCTTCAAAGCACAGACTGGCATGCGTATGTCTAAAACCGTGTATCTTGATTGGTCTGACTTTGCTATCCTTGACTATATCTAACAGCCATTTTCTAGGCAGTGTACTAGGAATTGGCTTATTTAATTCGTTACCGAAAATATAATCTGAGCCAGTCGAACTTTTTTTGTACTCAAATAGCAAACTTTGAGTTTTTGGATCAAGACTTATCAATCGTTTACTGCTAGCGGTCTTGGTAGAGCCTATTTCTTCGCCCCCAAAACCTCTTGTAACGGCTTTGTTTATGTCCAGAGTGTTATCCGTCCAGTCATCCCATTTGAGGGCTAAAATCTCCCCTTTTCGAGCGCCTGTGAATGCTAAAAGACGGAATAAGGCAATCTTTCTGATGTCTCCTGTCTTGTCAACTAATTTTAGGAATGCTTTTAGCTCGTTCTTGTCGTAAAAGTCGCTAGCGCTATCATGCTGCTTCTTAACTGCAGTGACTACGCTATCCATTGGATTCCTGCTTGTGTAGCCATGCCGCAAAGCATATTTAAAAATATTATTCATCAACCCTTTTAACTTGCGACCATAAACTAACTTTTTCGACCAAGCGTTGACTTGTTCTTGCATTTGAATAGGTGTTATACTGATTATCCTCTGGCTGCCAATTTCTGGGTATATATGGTTCTTGATATTTCTGTAAGTCTTAATATAGGTGCTTTCTTGCACAGCATCATAGTATTCTTTGAGCCATTCTTCGGATACTTCATAGACTGTTTTTTCGGTTTTGCTTTCCTCAGCTTTTTCCAGCTCTTCTTGTAGGTTTAAAATAGCAGCCCTGGCTTTAGCTTTGGTCTGAAATCCTCTGCGAGTTACATAACGGCTAGTGCCCTTTACCTTGCCCATATAGACACGGATCATATAAGCTGTATCGCCGTTTTTCTTTTTGTAAGACTTAATTTCCATTGATTTTCACCTCATTTCTTGATAAAATGAGTACAAGAAAACAACCTTTTGAATGGTTGTTTCTTATACAGGATTTCCTCACACTCAAGCTTGCCGGCCGAGAATGTGGGGATTTTTTTATTTTGGTTTACTTTGCTTTTGCTTTAAATGTCCTGCCACAGTTTCTACAATGCCAGTTATTTTTTCCTTTTTTACCAACCAGTCCCAGGAGTAGAAAAGGCCAAGCGATCATAAAACCGATACATCCGACACAACCATTAAATCCTTTTCTATCTTGAGCCATAAATTCGATTTCAGTCGACTTGCAATAAGGACAACGTTGAGCAAACATTCCCATAATAAAATCCTCCATGCAGCTTTTAATGTGGTTCAGCGATTGCACATTGTTTTATTTTGTTTTAAATTAACCAATCAACTCAAAGTATTCGTCAATAACCATCATTTCGTCTGTTACTGTCTTTAATTTATGCTTTTGCATAAAGTGCAGGAAGTTAAATGATTGATGGTCGTCCGATGATGCGAGTTCTTCTTCTAAAAGCTTATGGATCATTTGCCTATTAGCTTCATTCTCGCATCTTATAGAAGAGTGACGGTATATAGAGCCGATATGCTCTAAGTGCCCTAATTCGTGCAACAATACTCGATGGCGTTCCGCAGAAGACAATGAGCTGTTCAAGAAAATAGTCCTTGTCTCTGCGTCATAGAAACCACGCCCAGCCCATTGGTCTGGCTCGAAAGTATAAAGTGATACCTCATACTGATCCAACAGTTCTTTTTCTTTATCCATAATCTCCCTCACCTAAACTATTTCTTGCTATTGAGGTAGCCCTCTATAATGCCTTTGATTGCTCGCTTGTCGTCATCGGACAAGGGCTTGCCGTCAAACAGCATGATGCGGCCGTCCAAGTCGTCAAGTTCTATTTCATGCTCTGGAGCTTTTTCTCCTGCAATAGCTGGGTTATCTGTCCGACCTAGTAGGTAGTCGGTGGATACTCCGAAATAGTCTGCCACTTGATTTAGTTTTTTTGGTTTTGGTTCGCTGCTTTTCCAAGAATACAAGGAATTTCTGCTAAAACCGATTTTTTCTTCAAGAGCATTTATAGATAACCCTCTCTTTTGGGCTAGCTCTTTAATTATTTCAAACGTCGGAAACATTGTCACATCAGCCTTTCTAAGACATGACAAAAAATATTTTAAAAAGTTCTATAAAAATGCTTGACATTTTTTAAAGAGTTTTGTAAAATAGTTTTTGTAAGTTAAAGATTTAGTAAAAAACCTTGTAAAAACTTATCTAAAAATAAAATAGCTTTGGCGAGCGCATTGAATTGATAGATATAATGTTTTATCAAGCCTTTTAATTATGCCTACATTTTAAAACTTTCTTTAAAATTTGTCAAGCATTTTTATAAAATAATTTACTATTTCTTTAACTTTCTAATTAAGAAAGGAGTTTTGCGAATGAAAGAAAGCAAAATCAAACAGTTCTTTGAACTGCGAAAACAATTCGAAGATGACGATTGGGAAGCTCTTTGTCGGATTTCCAAAGAATCAAAAGAAATGCGGCAACAGCTCGCTATCGAAAAAATCAATTATGATGACCGCTTTTGGAATGCAACCGAGGACTTGGCAGTTAATTATTTCAAAAAGCCAACAGCAAAGCCAGCAGTTGATTATTTCAAAAAAGCTACTAGCAAAAGCTAGCAGCTAAAAGTTAAAAGATAGAAAGGAGAAAAAGCGATGCATCAAGGAATTAGAATCGAAGTCACTGGATTAGATGAATTCAAAGAAGCTGGGCGGGAAGTTATCAAAAAAGCCGAGGAGCTGCAAGAAGCAATCCAACGGCTAAACGATACACATATAGAATTAAAAACCGAGCTTTTGGGCAATTAATTCTTGACTAGCAGTGGTCAGCATGTCTTCCCAAGTTTTGAAATCGGTTTGCTCATTAACGAAATTATCCAGTATTTCATCGCTAGCTTTTTCAAAGTCTTCAGTATTGCTGATCTTTTCAGGGCTATCCATTAAGAAATCTTCAATAGTTTCATGATGTGTATGTTGACGCATAAAATCTGATGTAAAAATCTCATTGAATGAGTATTGATGTTCCCCTGATACTGCTTGAGCGTTTTGAGACAACTCAGTAAGTTGTTTCTCAAAGTCACCTAATCCGGTGAATTTAAAAGTCATAGCAACCCCTCCTTTCTGCTTTATTATAGCAGAAAAAATAAATAATGAAAGGAGAAGAACGACGAAAAAAACGCTAGTAATCAATACAGCGATACATGATGTATTGCTGACGGCAAGAAAGAATTATCCTGCTGTGTTCGTGGACGGCATTTTGCTTAACAACGTCAAAGAGCTGACCTTTTCTAACGACATTGAAAAAGAAAAATGCAAAGTAACCCTTACTTTCGATGAAAGAATGGAAAACAACGCATTTCCTTACAACAAATTCAGCGTATTAGAAAAGTTATTTGGCCCGGAGTCGAACGGTCAATCTGTACGTGATGTTGTTGTGCAAACTCTTGAAGATGACGGCTAATATCTAAGCCATCAAAGAAACTAATATGAACGCTGAAACTATCCTGACCGTTACTCTTGGCTATCTCAAGCTCTTTGCTAAGCACAACCAAGGATGTTTCAAGTTGATAATCGTTTATAGAAATCACCTCCCTTCGAGATGATTATAGCACAAAAAAGCACCTCTGGGTGAGGCGCTTACAAAAAAATTCTAAACAAATTATATCACAGGAGAAAGGAAAAGTAAATGCAAGAAATAGCATTATCTGACAATTTAGCGCAGATTGAGCTTGAAATCAATCACCACAAGCAACTTGCCGGTCAGTCAATTTGGGAAATCGGTAGACGGCTTAATCATGTTAAGGAGCATGACTTGGTTCATGGCGAGTTTAGAGACTGGCACGAAAGACTTGGTCTTGACAAGGATTTTGCTTATAAGTCAATGAAGATCGCCAAAGAATTACCAAATGTCGAAACGTTACGACATTTAGGAACAACAGCACTACATCTTATCGCAACCTTGCCAGAGGAAAAGAGGCAAGAACAGATTGAGCGGATTGAACAAGGCGACAATCCAACAGTCAGAGAGCTGCAAGAAGTCAAGCGTCAACTCAACCTCGCACGAAGCGACAACGACAGCTTGCGAGAGCAAAACGAGCGACTGGCGGAACAAGCCTTGAAAGGTCTTGAAACCAAGACGATTGAAAAGGAAGTTGTCAAAGAGGTTGAAGTTGCACCAGCAGACTACGACGCTACTAAGTCGCTCAACGCTACGTTGCTAGAAAAGAATAGCAAACTCAAGCGTGAATACGACGACTTAAACAACCGAGCAGAGTTCATCGAAGAGCAATATAACAAGCTTGTCGAGGAGCGCAAGGCAGTCGATGAAAAGTCCGCTAAGTATGACGAGCTGACGGAAGCTATCAAGCAGTCGCAGGGTCAGCTCAACGAAGCGCAAGCGAAAATAGGCAGCTATAAGAGCCTACTATCGTTTATCCGCAAAGGTAACGAAATGGTCGTAAACATGGGCGGTCTGGTCTATGTAGACGAACAAAGAATATTGCACTCTGACAGTAAGGTCAGAAACGAATTTGAACAGTTGCAAAAAGCAATCAGCAGACTTGCCGATGACATGGGAAGCATGCTCAAAGAAACAGAAGTATTAGAGGGAGAAATCATATGACAAACGAAATCATTGGAAAAAGCGCAAACAGCGAACAATCACTATCAGAAATCAGCGTAATGCGGAAGATGCTAGACAGCATTGAAAATCACGAACACCGCATTACTAATCTTGAAGACACCATGCGGGTGAATGCAGTACAGGAAAACATGCTGACAGAAGAAGTCAACAAGAAAATCGTTGGTTTCTTGCAAGGGAAGAAAGCCCCTGCCTATCGTAATAATCATATCCGTGGCAAGGCATACTCGGACATCAATCACGCAATCCGCAAGCATTTCGGAGTCCGTCGCCGTGAAATTCCTGCTAAGAACTTTCACGATGCGGTGTCATTTATTCGTCGCTGGTCTATCAGTCCGGAGCTGAAAGACGAAATTTTCAACGCAAATCAGCAAGTGTCACTATTTAATTAAGGAGGGAATATGAGCCAACAACACAAGAAATGGATTGAGCTAGTCAAGCAGCGACTCAACGAAAAAGGCTGGAGTCAATCAGACCTGGCAACGGTCATCGGTGTCACACCGGCTGCAATCAATCGACTGCTCAAAGAGGGGCATGGAAGTGATAGCCTGAAGCTTGAAGTTGCCAAAAAACTGTCTATCTCTGATAGCTGGGTAATCTTTGAAGAAAGGTAGGAAAGATTATGGCGCTTGAGCTTTTCGGAGAAGATTTTAAATCAGAGCTTTTTGCTGAATTAGTAGAACTTAACAAGCAAGCGATGGCAGAAGCTAAAAGGCAAGTGTCTAAACAGATAACTTGGGTCAATATCAAGGAATTGCAAGAAGCCACAGGTTGGGGCAGAACAAATCTTGAAAAATGGCGAGACCAAGGCAAATTTAGAAGCATGCAGCGGACAAAAGGCGGTAAGTATCTATACGACCTGGAAGACGCACAACGTTTCTGCAGATCGCTTGCAAAATAGGAGGAATAACACAATGGAACCAACATTAGGAAGTCAGTTGCTGGGCGTTGCCTTGGTTGCAACAATCGCATTTTTCGCTGGCTGGTACGGCAACAGAATGGACGCTCGAAAACGTGCGAAGAAAGAGCGACTGGCACGCTTAGAAGCGGAGCTAGTGGCACAGTATGAAGAAGACATGCGACTGTACCACGAGGAGCAACGGCAAGCTGAAGCGGACGCTTTGGCAATGGCTAGAAAAGGCATTACGCCAGCGTTTTCTAGATAGGTGGATAAAATGAAGTCTATTTTAAGATATCCAGGGAGCAAGTGGAATCTTGCTGATAAAATTTCACAACTACTTCCTGAACACAAAACATATTTAGAACCTTATTTCGGAAGCGGTGCGGTGTTGTTTACTAAAAGTCCAAGCGCTATTGAGACAGTCAATGACCTAAATGATGATGTAGTCAATTTGTTCAGGGTAATACAACAGGAACCCGAAGCGCTGGCCGAAAAAATCTATCTGACTCCCTATAGCCGAAAGATTTATGATGACGCTTGGAAAATTCGACCAAAAAATGAAATTGACAAAGCATTAAATTTCACGATTCGCTCTGTAATGAGCCGTGGCTTCCGAGTTACAGAAAAATCTGGTTGGAAAATGGATGTTAATGGCAGAGAAAAGGCCTATGCTGTCAAGCACTGGAACGATTTGCCGGACGTTATCAAGGAAATGACATTGAGGTTGAAACAAGTACAGATAGAATGTCGGCCAGCGATTGAGTTGATTGAAAAGTATAGTCGAGAGGATGTGTCTATGTATGTAGACCCTCCCTACGTCCTTAGTACAAGGACGAGAAAACAGTACTCAGTTGAGATGGAAGATAAGGATCATGAAGAACTGTTGGATGTCCTGAGCGACTCAGATGCAAAGATACTCTTGAGTGGATATGATAGCAATTTGTATAATAAACGCTTGACAAATTGGGAGAGAATCGAGTTTTCAGCTACTGCAGAGAAAGGGTTACCAAGAACTGAAATTCTTTGGGTCAATTTCTCGCTGGAAAAACAACTTGAATTATTTTGAAACAAACAAAAAGGAGAAGATGATGGAATTACAAGAATTAATCGAAAATGTGCGGAGGAATATTCGGGAGCTTAACCGCCATTTGCAAATTATCAGTATTAGATACAGCACAACACTTGAAGTCTGCCTTGAATTGGCATGGAACGAAATCAAAAACCGCAAAGGGAAAATGGTTGATGGCGTGTTTGTGAAAGAGGAGGATTTGAAATGATACCAAAATATAGAGCGTGGGATAAACGGTTTTCGGAGTTTGTGGAAGATTTTTTTGTAAGTGAAGATGGCAAAATCTACCAAAAAACAAAAGATACTGGCTATGGCTTTGCTATATCAAGAGAGACAAGCGATAAAGTTATCCTCATGCAATCAACAGGGCTCAAAGATAAGAATGGCAAGGAGATTTTTGAGGGTGATGTGGTTTACGATGGTTTTAGAAAAATAATCGTAAATTACGGAAAACAAACAAAAGAGGAAGAATTCGGGGGCATAAGTGAGTATGTTGGTTTTAATCTCACTCTAGCTTGTGGATATCCAGAAGCGGTTCCTATAAATTATGAAATCATCGGCAACATCTACGAAAATCCAGAATTACTTAAATAAACAAAGGGAGAAAGAAAATGAAAAATATGAGTTGCTTATCGACGACACAATCGATGTTTTCGGTGTCACGCTGTTTAGAATTAAAGCGTTAATTAGCTTTGGCAACGTTGCAAAAGGCGATCTAGGCGGATATGTAAAAAAAGAAGATAACCTATCTCACTCTGGCAACGCTTGGGTATCTGGCAACGCTGAGGTCTATGGCAACGCTGAGGTCTATGGCAACGCTGATTATGTCGTATTTAAAAACCATTGGTCTAGTGGTAGATATTTTACTTACACGAAATCAAACAAAATGTGGAAAGTTGGTTGTTTTTACGGAACAGGTCAAGAGTTGATAAAAAAAGCATATAAAGATAGCGAAAACAGTGGGAAAAATTACGAAGCGTACGTAAAATTTGTAGAAAAATTAGAGGAGATTAACAATGAAAAACACAATTAAAATCACTGCAACTATGGCAGTTTTAGCAGGGCTATTGATTGCCCCTAACGTACTAGCTAGCGAAGTCACAAAAGACGGTACAGAAATTACTGTCACAGAGCCGACAGTCGAAGTGCAGAAGCAAGGTGACAGCTTCTACGATAAGGTAGACGTCACTGTTAAAACCGACATTCCTGACGATGTTGAAATTAATAAGGGAGATGCCCTGACAATGCCGCTTCCGCAAGAGTTAGAACTAGAAACTAACTACGAATTTCCGGTGACCAACAATGAGGGCGCAGAAGTCGGACAAGCTACTGCGAATGCAAAAGAAAACAACGTGACAACTGTATTTAATGACTACTTCAAGGAACACCCTTTGAACAAGTCAATCAGCCTTAACCTGCAAACCAAAATCAACTCTGAAATCGTCCGTGAAGAGGGCAAGATGAACTTGAATTTTAGTGGCACAATCGTTGAAATGGAAAGCGGCAGCAAGGGTGATACTAACCCTAATGAGGAGCTTTACAAGTGGGGATATCAAGACAAGGAAGACCCTAATGTCGTACACTGGGTTGCTCGTATAAACTACCGTAAGGCAACTATGAACCGTGTCAGCGTGTCTGACACTTGGGATAACGAAGCTCGTTATGTGCCAGGAAGCATGAAGATTAGCTATCTGCATTCTGCCAATCCGTGGACATACGCTTGGCCGGGCAATATGGACATGCTTAGCATGCGTGAGAATGGATTCGACTATTATGTTGGCTTCCTAAACAACGTCTTAGTCTTTGAGTACAGCACTCGCTATGCTACACAAGCGACTGTACCAGTCAACACTATCAAGGTGACTGCCAATGACTATTGGATCGAGCATAAGGTTGACTACAAGTGGGTATCTGGTAGTGGTACTGCAGACGGAAAGAACTGTCCTAAGCCAATTTGGGAAATTCCAAACGAAGCGCCACAGGTTGACAAACCGGAACTGAACATCAATGACATTCCACTTATGCCACCTGCTCCGATTTTGGATAAGCCAGAACTTGATTTGAACGATGTTCCATTGCTTCCACCAGCGCCAATCTTGGATAAGCCAGAGTTAGTAATTCCGGACGAACCGAAAAAGCCAGAATTACCGCCTAAAACACTCGAAAAAGAACCGCCCGCTCCAAGCACAAAGGAAGAACCTAAAAACGCAGCAGAGAGCAAATTAGAGGCCTCTGCGAGCGGATTACCGAAGACGGGAGAGGTCAGCAATGTCTTTCTGTCAATTCTCGGGGTATCTGCTCTAATCTGCGTTGGGACAATCTGGAACGATAACAAGAAAAAGTAAGGAGGAGATTGAAATAGCAAATCCCAAAAATAGGCGCTTCTACTGGTTGCAGCTGTCCGATGAGTTCTTTAAATCGAAAGAAATGAAGCTCCTTAGACGTCTTCCAGGAGGCGAAGAACATACAATCATCTATCTCAAACTCATGCTAGCAAGTCTGCAAGACGACGGAAAAATCTATTTTGAGGGTTTAGCTGACAGTCTAGCAGAAGAAATGGCTCTTATTATCGATGAAGATGCTGAAGCGGTCAGAATGACACTGATGTTCCTGGAGCAAAAAAAGCTATTAACGACATCAGACAATTTTGCTTATAAGCTGGAACAAGTACCAGAGATGATAGGCAGCGAAACCGCAAGCGCCCGTAGGGTTCGCAAGCACCGAGTCAAACAAAAAGCGTTACAATGCAACACCGGTGTAACAAAGTGTAACGGAGAGATAGATATAGAGTTAGATAAAGAGATAGAAATAGATAAAGAGATAAATAAAGATATAAATATAGAGTTAGAAGTTAGAGTAGAGAAAGAAAAGGGAAACGGAGCTCTAACTGCTGCTGAAATCTCTAAATATTATCAATCTAGAATCGGTCCGATTGACGGCATACAGTATCAAAAGTTAATTGAGTACCACTCATTCGACAACATGGAGCTTGAACTTATCAAGAGGGCGATTGACAAATCGGCTGATAATGCAGTCAGAAACTTTGGCTATGTAAATCGCATTTTGAAAAACTGGGCTCAAAACGGCATCCGAACGATTGCCCAGCAAGACGAAGACCAAAGACGGTATCTGGAAAAGAAAGGCATCTATAAGCCAGGCTCTAATATCCCGGAATGGTCTAAGGAGCATCCAGACTACAAGGCGCCTGAAGCGTCAACGATACTTCCGAGAGAGGAGTTCTTAGCACAAGATGACTAAAATCAACTACGAACAAGTCGCAGGGAATGAATCTCTGTATAAGCAGTACAGGAACACTTTTTCTAAATGGTTCAACATGCAGCTATCCAGAAAGCAATATGTGGAATTTGTGGACGTGTGCCGAGAGCATGCGAACATGCACCTAAATCCATTTAGCATGTGCGCCTACATTCTCAAAAGGCCAGTAGGAGAAATTGTGACTAGATTTTTCCAAAAAGGAGATAAAACATGACAATACCAGAACTTGAAACAGCACTGCTATATCATGTCACACCTAACGAACGAAACAAGCTTCGTTGGTACAAACGACATGACGCAGTGAAATTTGTCAAAGAACTTTGGAGACTTTGGATGAAGTATAGCGAGGTTGGTAATGATTGAACCATTTGACTATGACCGTTGGCTGACGACAGAGCCAGAGCAACCAGAGCCAAAAGAAGAAAGTTTTATCTTCTCTGGCGGTCAATGGCTCTATGCAGGAGACGACTTATAGTGTATATGTGTCTCAGAAGCCACAGAATGGCGCAAAATCGATTTTAAACTATCGAGAGTATAATTGTGACACGCAAGCAATAAAACGTATTAGAACGCAAAATATAGCCAAAAACTACAAAAGTAGAATATAGGAGTGACAACATGACAAATCAAATTACGGAACACAAAGGGGATTTTTTGACAAATCCGCAACAGCTTACTGCGAACATTGTCCGCCAGTACTTAGACCCTCAAGGTAAAGCAAGCAATGAGGAACTAGCTTACTTTATCGCAACTTGTAAAGAACGAAATCTCAATCCATTCACAAAAGAGGTCTATTTCATCAAATACGGCACAAATCCTGCACAGATTGTGGTTTCAAAAGACGCTTTCATGAAGCGAGCTGAACAAAACAACCAATTTGATGGATTTGATGCAGGTATCGTGATTGAAACTGCTGACGGAGAAATCAAGCAGATTGAGGGAACAATCAAACCAAAAACAGCTACTTTGCTGGGCGGTTGGTGCAAGGTATATCGAAAAGACCGGTCACGGCCAATTACAGCGGACGCTGACTTATCAGCATACAATACAGGAAAATCAATGTGGGCTAAAGCGCCAGCATTAATGATCCGTAAAGTAGCGATCGTATCAGCTTTTCGTGAGGCCTTTAGTGAAAATGTCGGAGGTCTATACACTAGCGATGAAATGGAACAGGCAGCGCCTATCGATGTGACACCACAAGAAACGCAAGAAGAAGTCCGAGCACGCAAAATGCAGGAAATCGAGCAGATGAAACAAGATGAAGCTGAGCGAAACCGTGAAGCAGAACTGCAGAAAGCCTTTGAAGAAGCGGAAGCTCGAACAGAAGCAGAAGCTGAACAAATCGAACTACCTTTTAGCTAAAAATAGGAGTAAAGTATGAAAGAAGCAGAAAAAGTCAACCAGTTAGACAATATTGAAATCACTTTCGAGCCGGCCAAGGTCGCATTTAGCGACTTTGCGGCCTTTGAAGCAGGAATTGAACAAGCGATTGCTAAATATGGAACGTTCGACCTTGAAGTCAATTCGATTGAAGAAGTCAAACAAGCTCGGACGGATTTGAATAAGTTGAGCAAGAACTTAGAAGACCGTCGAAAAGAAATCAAGGGTGCAATTAACGAGCCGTATGCTGAATTTGAAAAAGCCTACAAAGCGCCGTACAGCAAACTGAAAGGTTTGATTGATGAACTTAAAAATCAAATTGACGCATACGAAACAAACCAAAAAGAAATACGGAAAGACACAGTCCGCAAGTGGTTTGCTGAAAAAGCAGCGGCGGGCAATCTTAATCCAGAAGTTTTTGAGCAATACTTGGACGAGTACACGAAAGCTACACAATTCAAAAAAGACAGTTTCACACTCTTGAAGAAAACTGAAACAGAGCTTGAAACAATCGTCATGGACGAGCTGAACAAGCAAAACCAGAAAGACCAAGACATCGCAGCTATTAGCGCTCAATGCGCAAATAATGGCTTAGGCCCTGCAACCTATATCAGAGCCTACGAAAGCGGATTGACGCTTGCAGAGGTTCTCACAAGCATTAACAAGGATATTGAGTCCGCAAAACTCTTTAGACAGCAGCAAGAAGCCAAAGAAAAAGCAGAAGCTGAACGACAAGCGGAAATCGAGCGACTGGCTCAAGAAAATGCACAAGCTCATATCAAGGCATACGACGCCGATACAGGCGAGATAATCGAGGACGGTACAAATACCCTCGAACAAGAAAAAAATGCAGCACAGACGAAAATAGACGGCAATAACGCTAAGTATGTGACAACTATTAAGTTCTGGTTAGATTTGGAACAAGCGAACGCTTTTAAAGAGTGGCTTGATACAAATGACATCGAATTTGAAACTGTGGAGGGGATGAAGAAAACATGATTAAGACGAAAATTTTTGAAGAAGAATTTAGCAGTGACTTGGAATGGGATGTAAATAACTTTTTCAAACGCAATCCAGATGTAGAGTTAGTGGGTGTTAAATTCCAGACTGCAGTAACAGATACCGAGTCCGGACTGGAAGAGCGATATACAGCTATGGTGATTTACAAGGAGGGAAGACAATGATTGATTTTGCAAAAGAAGTAGGAATGGCTCTGCTATGGGTGTTTTTAGGATACTTAGTCGGAGAACGCAATAGCAAAAAGTAAACAAAAATATATAGACTAAGTCCCGTGAACGACTATAAAAGCGAACTAGAATTAAGCGTCAAACTTGGACGAATGACGCTAAAGGATTTCGCCAGCCATGCCATGCTCACAACATATCCATTGGCTGGTGGATTTTGATTAGATTATGAAATTAACACTAAACATTGAGCCGAAACCGCAGAGCAGACCAAGATTGTCGGTCGTTCGTGGCAGAGCTTTGGCTTATGAGAAAAACGACATGCGCTTGTGGCGCAGACAGTGTGCGCTTTTGGTTAAAAATCAATGGAAAGGCAAGAAGTTCGATACAGCTTTAAAAGTTAGAGCAACTTTCTACATCAAGCCGACAAAGCAACTGCTGAATACGAAATACAAGCGCCCAATGCTGGAAGCCGAAACAATACCAGTTGCTACACTGCCAGATACAGATAATTACATCAAATCACTATTTGACAGTATATCAGACGCTGGTTGCGTATGGACAGACGACGGCAGAGTATCGGAGATATGGGCTAAGAAAGTATATAGCCTTAACCCTCGTATTGAGGTAGAAATAGAGGAGTTAGAATGACTAAAGAGGAGAGATCGAAGCAACTCAAGCATTGTTTAGAAGTGTATCAAGAAAGGTTAGCGAACAAGGAAGAAGACAACTTCTGCAGTCGCAAGTTGGGTTATCGCAACGCAGGACTTCGCAGAGAGAGACTAAGAAGACATATCAAAGATTTGCAAAAGGAGATAAAGGAGCTGGAAAATGAATAAACAGGAAGTGATTAGCGAGATTGAAAACATGCCTTACGTTTCTATTACACAAATGGGAAAAAGGAAATTTATAGAGCTTATACAAGAAATTGACGAGCCAGAAAAAGTCAAAATCCCGCAGTTTGTGGCAGACATAATCGAAGAGTACAAGAAACAAAACGCTCCTATCATCGATATTTTTACAGAAAAATACTCGGATGATCAGTATAATACATGGCTAACACGGTCGCCAAATGCTTATAACAGAGTCGCTCGAGCTTGGCTAGATGGCTATGAGGTCGAGAAAGAAAAGCGGTATTTGGTTAAGATTAAAGGAGTAAATGAAGAATTCGAGTATTTAGTTTTCGGAGAACTTTCGAATACTTGGAAGTTTAGAAGTCTTGGCAGTTTCGGAGAGCTTAAGAAACACCATACCCGTAAAGAACTAGAACAAGCTAATTTTGGCTGGGTGTTTGATTGCCCAGGGATTGAGGTTGAAGAGGTACAAGATGACTGAAACGAACGTACAGAAGTTTTACAGAATTTTAGCTGAAAAAACAGAAGTTTTTGGCACAAAGAAAGAAATGATGGCGCAGCTAGGGTTTGAGGGTGCGAAGTTAAGCTCTGACAGGACTAGACTTAACAGCGACGAAAGAGCAGGACGCTTTCCGCCAATTCGGCTGATGATTAAGCTAGACAGCTTGTTTGATAAAGAGTTTTTGATTACTTGCTTGCGTGAGAAAATGGACTGCAAGACGGTTGATAAACGCTGGGCGGCGGTCGCACAAGATTACATCAACGATAACACGAAAACGGGGGGGGCGACGAGTGACAGCGAAGCGGAGCGACAGCGTAAGCTAAGACGCAGATTGAAGCGTGAAATGTATTTAGAGAGGTCTTTTGGAATTTAAAAAGGAGGTGAAAGAATGAGTAAGTCATTAAATCTTATAGGCGGCACAATAATGTTGCTTACAGCGATTTGCTTTGTGGGAATAGGTGTTATTTTTGGAATTAAAATATATATAGATTGGTTGTCTGCTATATTTCCGGATAAGGTGCATCAGTATGTTGTGTCTCTAGCAATTGTTTTTGCGATAGGCTTAATATTTTACCTTTTGAGCGAAGTGTTTGCTTTTTTTGAAAGACAGAAAATAAAAAAAGAATGGGAGAAAAGATGGCATTAAAATACAGTCCTGACGGCATACCGCTATTACCTTTAGTAGATGAAGATGCAACAATCAAAAGAGCGGAGTCAAAGCTGTCTGAATATCATCGGTGGCGAATTATTGCTTGCGAGTCTATGGAGCAGAGGATAACCCAAGAGTTTACGATAGAGTCAAGGGGCGGAGGAGGCCCTAGCAAGCAAGTCGAAACTTTGGGTGTTCGCAGAGCAGACGCAACTTCCGAAATGGAGCAAATAGAACAAGCGGTTAGTCGCATGTTTGATACAGATTATCGCTGCATCTTGACAAACAGGTATATCAGACATCCTAAAATGCAACATGAGGATATAGCTAAGTTGATACACGTTGAGAATACAAGATATTTTGAGATGCGGAGAATGGCTCTCTTAGCTTTTGCGGAACAGTATAGAAATGCTGTACTTGTCGTAGAAACGTAGTTAAAGCGTAGAAAATGCGTAAAGCGTTAGCGAAAATACTTGATATAATAGTATTGTCAAGAAATTGACAGATGGATTTTTCAACTTTTTCCATACGTTACTCCTATGATTCTGGGCTAGCAGTTGTCAAAGAGGGGTTATAGACGATTTGGGGCAATAACCGGTTCGAGTCCGGTATCGTCTTTTGGCAGATAAGCGACGGTCTGCCGACTGAAACTTTTTCTATTTTATTAAACTCCTATTTAATTTTCTGGGAAGTCGTAGCAAGGTGCTGCGAGAGCGCAGGTTCGAGTCCTGCACGGCTTTTATAGTTTTCGACAGTCTCATTGACTGTCTTTATTTTTGCTCAAAAAACGAAAAGAGGTGATGGAAAATCAGCAAGTTAAACGTTAGACAGCAGAAGTTCGCAGACGAGTACATCGCTAGCGGAAATGCAACACAAGCGGCAATCAAGGCAGGGTATAGCGAAAAGACGGCAGGGCGTATAGCTGGCCAGAACTTGAAAAAACTTGAAATCAAGGCTTATATCGACGCTAGAATGATTGAAATGCAAGAGCATAACATCATGAGTGCCAGGGAAGCTTTGAGTATCCTATCGGACATCGCAAGAGGGAAGCGAGACGAAGAAGTCTTGATGATGAACCCTGTTACTGGTGAAGTCGATAGGGTGACGAAGAAAGCTGACAATGCAACGGTTATCAAGGCTATCCAAGAAATCTTGAAACGCTATCCGACTGCTAAACAAGCCGAGAAGATGGAGCTTGAAATTGAGAAGTTGAAAGCACAAATCGGTGGTGATCTAACTATCGACGAAAAACTATCAAGTTACATCGAAGCGGTGCAGGAGGCTTTAGATGGCTAAGTTAGACGCTCTATACACGCCAAAGCAACAAGAAGTCCTAAGGCGTATCTGGTCGAAAGACTGGTTTATTTGCGGTCTTCATGGCGCTAAACGTGCCGGTAAGACCGTGGTAAACAATGATACGTTTATCGGTGAGCTAGTCAGAGTGCGAAAGATAGCGGATAAGTTAGGCATTGACGAGCCTATCTATATCCTTGCCGGCACATCTTCAACATCTATTCAAAACAACGTACTGCAAGAGCTTTTCAACAAGTACGGTTTCACGCCGAAATACGATAAGCACGGAGCTTTCGTCTTTCAAGGCGTTAAGGTGGTGCAAGTCTATACTGGTTCGATTAGTGGTCTTCAACGTGCTAGGGGGTTCACAGCTTTTGGAGCGTATGTAAACGAAGCGTCGCTAGCAAACGAAACAGTCTTCAAGGAAATCATTTCTCGCTGTTCTGGTGAGGGTGCAAGGGTGGTCTGGGATAGTAACCCAGATATTCCGACACACTGGCTTAGAAAGGACTATATAGCGTCTGACGATGATATGATTATCGACTTTCACTTTGAGTTGGACGATAACACGTTTCTTTCAGAGCGATACCGCAGAAACATCAAGCAAGCAACGCCAGCCGGTGTGTTCTATGACCGTGACATTCTCGGTCTTTGGGTGACTGGGGAGGGTGTTGTTTATCGTGATTTTAACGATAAGATGTATCTCACTAGCGAGGACGTGCCTACAAGCGAGATTACAAGCTATTATGCAGGTGTTGACTGGGGGTATGAGCATTTAGGCTCTATCGTTGTGCTAGGCGAAACATCGGACGGCAGGACGTATCTGCTAGAAGAACATTCTTATCAGCACAAGGAGATTGATTTCTGGGTGCAGATAGCACTTGATATTAAGTTGAGGTATGGCGATATTCCGTTTTGGGCTGATAGCGCACGGCCGGAACATGTTGCAAGATTTCAGCGTGAGGATATTGATTGCAGAAATGCGAACAAGTCTGTCTTGTCTGGCATAGAAGAAGTGGCCAAGCGCATGAAGCTAGGGCTTTTTTATGTCGTCAAAGACAAGGTGAATAATTTCAAAGATGAAGTCTATCAGTATATCTGGAATGAGCGGACGGGTGAGCCATTCAAAGAACATGACGATGTACTGGATAGTGTCCGATATGCGATATATTCTAAAGTCGCAGACATGGGCAACAAAATCAAAGTATTCAAGGGAGGGTTTTAATGGCGCAAGTCAATCTAAACAAGCGAAAGTTATTGACTACAACCGCAAACGAAGTGACGCCAGATTTAGTGTCAGAAGCTGTGCAACTGCATAGGTCGCACTTGCTGAAAGGTTACGTCGAAAACGAAGACATGTATATGTCTAAACACAAGATTTTGAAAGGGGCTGCTAAAGAGCCTTGGAAGCCAGATAATCGCTTAGTCATTAACTATGCAAAGTATATCGTTGACACATTCAGCGGCTATCAAATCGGTGTACCAGTAAAAGTGACACATGATGATGATAGCGTGTCAGAGTTTATCAGTGATTTTCGCAAGTTAAATGACATGGAAGATAGCGAGTTTGAGTTTGCTAAGCTTGCCGATGTGTTCGGTCATGCATTTCTCTATGTCTATCAAGACGAAGTGGGAAACACCAGGGCGACGTACAACAGTCCAATCAACATGTTTATCGTGCATGACAACAGTATTGAGGAAAAGCCTTTGTTTGCGGTTCGATATGCGTTTAATGACAATGACCCAACAGGTTACGGACAGGTCATTACGGCTAACGAAGTAATCGAAGCGACGTTCCAACTTGGCGGCGGTGTCCGATTTGTCGAACGTAACAATCATGTCTACGGTAAGCTCCCAGTTGTGGAACTAATCGAGAACGAGGAGCGGCAAGGTATCTTTGACAGCGTCAAGACGCTAATCAATGCGCTAAACAAGGCTGCGAGCGAGAAAGCCAATGATGTTGACTACTTTGCAGACGCTTATCTTAAAATTGTTGGCGTCGAGCTGAAAGAAGACATGGCAACGCAGATTAGAGAAAATCGCATTTTCAATCTGTGGAAGAATGGCTCTGACGGCCCTTTGCCAGATGTCGGATTTCTGGAAAAACCAAACTCAGATACGACGCAAGAAAACTTAATAAAGTTGTTAAAAGACTCAATCTTTGCCGTTTCAATGGTTGCTAATCTGTCAGAAGAAGACTTCGGCAATGCGTCTGGTACTGCTCTAGCGTTTAAATTGCAAGCGATGGACAATCTAGCCAAGATGAAAGACCGCAAAATGCAGTCGGCTTTTAATCGCCTGTATGAAATTGTGTTCGGTGTGCCAATGGCTGCAGTGCCAAGCGATGGTTGGATTGATATTAAGTATCAATTTACTAGAAACGTGCCACGAAACATCTTGGAAGAAGCACAGATTGTATCGCAACTATCCGGTCAAGTATCGAACGAAACTAAACTATCTGTCTTGTCTATCGTGGACAATCCGAAACAAGAAATCGAGAAGATGGACGATGAGGAAGAAAGTTCTAGTTTGCTATCCAGAAAGATTGCACAAAATGAACGCTTTGCAGATAAGGATCTACAAGATGATGGCAAGGAAGTGATTGCTAATGCCGAGTGATTACTGGAAGCGACGCATAGAAGCTGAACAGAGGGCGAGATTAAGCCGTGACGCAAGTTTAAGTGATGAAATGGCTAGATTATATGACTACCATTTTAGGGAGCTAGAGAGGGAAATCAGAGCCTTTGAACAGCGTTACGCAGACAAGAACGGTTTGCCTGTATCAGAGGTAAAAGCAAGAGTTGATGCTATCGATGTCAAAGCCTTTGAAGAAAAAGCTAGACGATATGTTGAGGAGAAAGACTTTTCGCCTAGAGCCAATGCAGAACTTGGTCTATACAATCTCAAAATGAAGATGTCAAGGCTTGAATTACTGCAGTATCAGCTAGATTTGGAAATGGTGGCTCTTGCGAACTCTGAACATAAGCTTTCAGAACGGTTTCTAAATGAGGAATACACAGAAACGCTAAAGGCACAGTCAGGCTTGCTCGGTAAGTCTGTATTGTCTGCAAGTGAGATTGAGAAAGCGGCTCAAGCTGTCTTAAACACGCCATTTAAGGGTGTGAAATGGTCTGATAGGGTTTGGGAACGGCAAGATGATTTGAGGAAGATTGTAGCCCACCTGACGGAAGAATATCTACTAAAAGGCAAGAACCCAACTACCATGATACCGAAAATCAAAAAAGAGTTTGATGTGTCGGATCATGAAGCTAAGCGACTAGCGGTCACAGAGGGCGCTAGGATTGCCACGGAAGCAGAAAGACAGTCATACATCGCTAATGGTTACGACGAATACGAGTTTATCGCAGAGCCGAAAGCGTGTAATATATGCAAGCCGTTAGATGGCAAAATCTTTAAAGTAGCTGATATGTTGCCAGGGGAGAACGCTGCTCCAATGCACCCTTTTGTAGATGCTCTACTGCCGCTCACTTCTCTATGTCAGAGAAAGAATATGAGCGCTTGATTAAGAAAAGTGCTAAATCAAACAGGTGACAGTAGAGCGAGAATAGTTATATAGACAAATTTTTAGATTAGGAGGTCAAAAGCAGAATATGTCAGTGCTAGGTTTTACAGATTAGGAGGTGATCCAATATCTTGACTGGCAGGAACAGACTGCTACTTAGTTGCATAATTCAAACCAGTCGTATTGACTGGTTTTCTTTTTGTCCGAACTTTGAAGACATAAAAAGCCAAGGTATCAGTCCACTCAGGACTTAAAAGGGAGGTAGCCAAAAGTGGCAGAAGAAATCAAAGATGAAGTAATCGAAGTAACAGAAGAAACCACTGATGAAGCTAGCAATCAGGAGCAGACCGAAGTTGCTGAGAAAACATTCACGCAAGCTGAGCTAGATGCAATTATCCAAAAAGAAAAGGCAAAAGCGAAACGCTCGGCAGAAAAAGAATACAAAGCCAAAATGGACGAAGCTGAAAAGCTGCGGAAGATGAACGCTGATGAAAAAGCAGAGTATGAAGCTAAAAAACAAGCAGAATACATCGCAGAACTCGAAGCTAAAATCAATCGCAGCGGTCTTGAAAAAGAAGCGTCTAAAATGCTTTCTGAGAGTGGTATTGCTGCAAGTGATGAAATCCTTGCCTTGGTCGTGAAAGACGACGCAGAACGCACACAGGAAGCTGTCAACGGCTTTGCAGAGCTAGTCAACCAACTAGCAGACAACAAGGTCAAAGAAATGCTGAAAGGCAAAACTCCTCGCAAAGTTGAGCAATCGACAGCAGGAGCAATCACCAAAGAGCAATTTGATCGCATGGGTTACAAAGATCGCAATGAGTTATTGCAGAAAAACCCAGAACTATACGCACAACTGAAAGGATAAATTAAATGACACAAACACAACTTGCACAAATGATTAACCCCGAAGTGATGGCTGATATGGTATCAGCTAAACTTCCTAAGATGATTAAATTCACGCCGCTCGCTTACGTTGAGCGTGAGCTTGTAGGACAACCAGGAAGCACTATCACAGTGCCAAAATGGGTGTACTCTGGCGACGCTAAAGACATCGCTGAGGGCGTGGCAATCGAACCAGACCAACTGACAACTGCAAAGTCTACTATGACTATCAAGAAAGCCGGTAAAGGTATTGAGCTGACAGACGAAGCTGTCTTGTCTGGTTACGGCGATCCAATCGGCCAAGCAACGCAACAAATCGCTTTGGCATTGGCTAACAAGGTCGATAATGACTTGATTGAAGAAGCGAAGAAAGCAACACAATATGTAGATGATGCTCCTACTACTGGTGCAGCGCTTGATAAAGCCTTGGCAGTATTTGACGACGAAGAAGACGCAAACTATGTCGCTCTTATCAACCCTGCTGACGCTATTGACTTGCGAGCTGACACAATCAAGAACTGGCTGTCTGGATCTGAAATTGGAGCTAATACAGTGGTATCCGGTACTTTTGGCGAAACTCACGGCGTGCAAATCGTCCGCACTAAGAAAGTCGAAAAAGGCAAAGGCTTCCTTGTCAAAGTATCACCAACTGCAAACGACACGACTGACGTTGCTAAATACGGCGCATTCGTTATCAATCTCAAGCGTGATGTTGCAATCGAAACAGACCGTGACATCTTGAAGAAAACAACAGTCATCACAGGTGACGAACACTACGGTGTTTATCTGTATGACCCTACCAAAGTCGTTAAATTCGGAGGTGCTTAATGGGTATGTTGCTGCGTAGGCATCACCCACAAGCTCCTGATCCAGTCGTAGAGGTGGCAGAAAGCCCCTCTGCGCTGTCTGATATGACGGTGCAGGAGTTACGAGGGATTGCCAAAGAAAACGGCGTGACGGGCTATTCTGGGCTTGATAAAGCAAGCTTAATTGACGCATTGGAGGGATAAGAACATGACGATTATTGAGCAAGTAAAGGCTCTGCTAGGAATTGAGGATAACTTGCAAGATAATCTCTTGTTAATTATCCAAAATCTAACAGAAGCGCATTTCAAAGCCTACTCAAAACAAGACGATATACCAGACAAGCTAAGTTATATCATCGTAGAGGTCGTTGTTAAACGCTTTAACAAACTAGGCTCTGAGGGCTTATCCTCTCAAAGCGTAGAGGGTTTGAGCATGTCTTTTGATTTAGACGACTTTGCGGTATATGACGCTGTAATCAGACGCAACTTTGCCGATAGTTTTCAAGCGGGGTTTAAGATGTTATGAGATTTGACAAACGATGTACGCTTGTTATTAAAAGCGAGCAGAAACCAAGATATGACGCTGATTTAGGCAAAATGGTAGGCGGTGAAGCAACTGAAAAGGTCGTACCTGCTAATATCGGGCCAGTAAGCGCACAGCTCCAAAACCTCTTAGGCGATAAGCTGAAAGAAGCTACTAAGGTCGTGAGAGTTAGACGGATAAAAGGCGAAATCAGCAGTCTTTTGATTGACGGCAAACCTTACAACATCGTGCGAACGCCAGAGCATACGAATGGTATGACTGTTTTCTATGTTAGCGAGGTTAAAAATGGGATTTGATGGAACTTTACGCATCAACGGAGATGTGCCATTAATGAAAGTCTTACAGACCGCCGCTAACATGGAGGCACACAAGGCCATTGTTAAGAAGTATGGCGGCGAATTGCAAAGCACAGCCCAAGACAAAGCTGTATTTGCTGGGCATTATGAGGGTAAGAAATTTGTTAAACCGACCGGAGCAACGAAGCGCAAAATTAAACTTGAAATAAAAGATGGTGGTTTCACTGCAAAGGTGGAAGCTGGAACAGATTACGCAGGATACCTTGAAGTGGGCACTCGATACATGAACGCACAACCGTTTATGAAGCCGGCTTTTGATGTAGTACAGCCGAAGTTTATAGCAGATTTAAGGAGGGCAGGCATTGTTAAATAAGCAACCAGACCAACAGCTGCACGACGAGCTTATCAAGCGCTCTAACGCTCTTGGATTGACTGCCTATCCGTATCTGCCAGAGGATGGCACGCCTTATCCGTTTATGGTTGTGTCGTATACGCAGATTATCCCGCAAGCGACTAAGTCTTATCTCATCGGCGAGGTATCGGCTAGGGTTGATGTGTGGGGGCGCATAGACGATAGGAAGTTGGTTTCTGACTGGATAGGCAAGTTAATGGCTGAGTATTCGACGATTAAGCTTATAAATGGCACTAGGTGGTCTATGGACTTAACGAGTCCAACGCAAATTATAAAAGATAATTCAACAGAAGAATTGCTATATCATGGCATTCTTGACTTGAAATTTAGATTTAACTAAGAAAGGAAAACAATATACATGTACGGAAAAGATAAAATTTTGATGTTCCGCAAATTAGGTGAAAAGAAAGCTGCTGCTAAGTTGGCTTTCCAGATTGAGCATAAACTGAAATATGAGCGCTCAAACGACACGAAGAAGACGAAAGACGGGGCTATCAATAGCGATGGCGGTTTGGAAGTGACGCTTGAAATCGAAGCTGTTTCAAGCCGTGATGACTTGAACAAATTGCTCGAGCAATCAGTTTCTGAGGGCTTTAAGCTTGAAGTATGGGAAATTGACCTTGCAGGAACTAAGCAAGCCGACAAATACCCTGCTAAGTATATGCAAGGCTCTCTGTCTAGCTGGGAATTACCGGCCAATGTTGAGAACTTGATTACAATCTCAACCGAAATGAAGATTGACGGCAAGCCAGTAGACGGATATGCGACCTTGACAGAAGAACAGCAAAAGGCTGTACAGTACGCATTCAAGGACACTACTCAAGAGCTGTAATCAAACTTTGGGGCATTTAGCCCCTTTTTATTTTGTAAGGAGAACACAAAGAACATGAAACAAATTGAAATCAACGGCAAGAAATACGACTTACATTTTGGTATTGACTTTATCCGTGAAATGGATAAGCGCTATGAAGCAAAAGGGAATGGCGTCAGCTTTGGTATGGGCTTGCAATCAGCGGTTGTCTATCTGAAAGACTTTAATCCAGTTGTTATTGCAGACATTATCCAGGCAGCAACCACTACAGAGCGTCCTTTGCTTAAAAGCGCAGACATTGAAGCATGGATTGAAGCGCAAGGCGACAATCTTGAGAAAGTGTTTGACGATTTTTTAGCGAGCTTAAAGAAATCGCCGGTGACAAGATTGAAAGTGAACAAAGTCCTCAAGGAAATGAACCTGTAAAGACTGTCATATCGACATCTAAACAGGTTTATGAGGACATGCTTGCAACGATATTCGGATTGTTCGGCGTTACGGACTACGATGTGGCAAGAAGAATGACGATTGCTGAATACAAGCTCCGAAAACGAGGGCATGTCATGAAGCAATTAGAACGTGAGCAAGAATTATATCTACAAGCATTTCTGAACAGAACAGCCCAAGCGACAGACAAGAACGGGAAAGCCTATGTCTATAAGACCTTTACGGACTTTTACGACGAAGCGAAGCGCAGACAGTCTGTCCTGGGTGCTAATTACGCAACACCAGTCAATAGTGACTTAATTGCTATTGCTAAAAGAATGAAAAATTATAAGGGAGAGGAGGTGTATTAATGGCAAATTCGAGCTATACAGTTGAAGCGGTGCTACGGGCAAGAGATAGCGGCTTTTCTAGTGCTTTTAGAGCGGCTGAAAGGTCTGTGTCTGGCTTGTCTAGCATGGCTAGCAAGGTAGGCTCTACTTTTAAATCGGTATTAGGCGCAAATCTTATCAGCTCTGCTTTGACGTCAGGTATTGGCTCTATAACATCAGGCATTGGCTCAATGGTCGGAGAACTGAACGGAGCACAAAAAGCGTGGAAGACCTTTGAGGGAAACCTGCAAGCTTTCGGTCGCTCTGCTGAAACGATAGCACAAGCAAAGAAAGAAATGCAAGACTTTGCGACAAAGACTATTTACTCTGCGTCTGATATGGCTAGTACATACTCACAGTTGGACGCTGTGGGAACTAAAAATGTCGGTAGTTTAGTAAAAGCATTTGGCGGCTTAGCCGCTTCTGCTGAAAACCCAGCTCAAGCGATGAAGTCTCTATCCACACAGGCTACGCAAATGGCAAGTAAGCCTAAAGTTGCTTGGATGGATTTTAAAATCATGATGGAACAAGCTCCTGCTGGTATGGCTGCCGTAGCTAAAGAAATGGGTATGAGTACAGCCGAGCTTGTATCTGCGGTACAAGACGGCAAAATCAAGACGGAAGATTTCTTCGAAGCTTTAAACAAGGCCGGCAATTCCGATGCTTTCCAAAAAATGGCGACAGAGTTTAAAACTGTTGACCAAGCTATCGATGGAATGAAAGAGTCGCTTTCTAATAAACTCATGCCCGCTTTTGAACAGCTCAATAAGTTTGGTATTAAGGCGGTAAATGCTTTATCAGACGCTTTCGACAAGGTTGATTTCAATAAGCTTGCGGGCGGACTTGGCAAGGCACTTGAAAAGATTGATTTCACTAAGATTATCAACAATGTATCAGCTTTTATTTCAGACACCACGCAGAAAATACAGACTTTTTGGACTGCGTTTTCTAATACAGGCGCTGTTTCAGCATTCACTACAGCAGTTCAGAGTATTTCTGCTGCTCTTGGCAATATCTGGAATAGCCTGACAGCTACAGGAGCGCTAGAAACACTAGGAAGCACGCTAGGAACACTCGTGACATGGTTGTCTCAAATAGCTACAGCAGCAGCTAAGTTTATAGCATCGCTTCCGCCTGGAGTAATTCAAGGTATAGCTGGGGCTATAGGTGCTTTCGCAGTATCAATGTTCGCTGTAAGAAAAGGAATGCAGGCTCTGATACTTATCAAGTCCTTGAACCCTTTTAGCGCATTTCAAAAAGATGTCGAAGCGGGCGGAGGTAGAACTAGAAGCACGATAACACAACTTTTCAATGGTATTTCAAATGTCATTAAGTCAAGCGGGACTGCTATCAAGGCAGCTGCGACAGGTATCGGCCAAGGTATCAAAGCGGCATTGTCTGGCGTTGCTCCTGTAGTAAAAGCTTTTGGAGCAGCACTCAAAACGGCAGGAGTGGCTAACATTCTAGCGTTTGGTGGATCGGTAGCTATTGCTGCAGTTGGTATCGGCGCTGGCGTTGCGATTATTGCTGCCGGATTTGCTCTCTTAGCAACTCAGAGCGAGGGGATAAGCGCAATTATTGGAGCAGTAGGGCAAGCGTTTTCCGCAGTAGCGACAGCCATTATTGGAGCTTTCGCAGAAGCGATAGTCAAGGTTGCAGGAGTTCTTCCGACGGTGACATCAGCGCTTGCCGGATTGTCTCCTTTGGTCGTAGCAGTAGGCACAGCAGTAGGCCAAGCAGCGCCATTCGTGACAGCTTTAGGAGAAGCGCTAAGCTCTATTATCTCAGTTCTTCCGCCTGTTATTACAGCGTTAAGCGAGGGAGCGGCGGCTATTATCTCAGCATTAACCCCTATCGTTGAGATTGTGGGGAATGTGTTTACTAATATAGCCCAAATCGTTGCGGATGCTATTGTTCGCATCGTGCAAGCTCTATCACCATTTATGCCGGCTGTTTCGGAAATGGTACAAGCATTAGCTCCTGTGTTGCAGTCGATTGTCGAAGCATTCACGACGCTTGTTAGTCAGATAAGCCCAATCATTGATAGCATAGCGAATCTATTCAAGAGTTTGGGCGAAAGTATCAAGACCGTTCTTGATGGCGCTAAAGGCGTGATTGAAAGCTTCGGTGGAGCGGTACGGAATATCTTAGACGGTATTTCAGGCATATTTGACGCAATCGGTAACGCTGCTTTAAATGCTGGCAAAGGTTTTAAACTGATGGCTGAGGGTGTGGTCATGATCACCAAGACCAATCTTGGAGATATGGCGGCTAGTCTAGCTGCAGTAGCGACCGGTATTGGTGCGATTGCTGCTAATGGTGCAGGGATAGCAACAGCAGGAGACGGCATGAAAGCGCTAGGCCAAGGAATGGCAATGGTACAAGCATATAGCGCAGGCGCTTCTGCTTCACTTACGTCAGTATCAGCAGTTCTTCCGGCTTTAGCTTCTGGATTTTCCGCATTAGCTCCGGTTGTGGCTAGTGCTATGGCTAGAGCGGTAACAAGCGTACAGTCTGGCATGGCTGTTATAGTGACAGTCATCGTATCAAGTGCAGCTCGTATGACTGCGGCAGGACAGCAAGCCGGCCAAGGTGTTTCAAGAGGTATCGTCAATGGTATTCGTTCTGGTGTTGGACAAGCAACTGCAGCGATGAACAATCTCATGTTATCCGTCCAGCGTGTCGGAAACATCGGCGCTCGGAACATGATTTCAGTTGGCGCACAAATCGGTAACGGCTTGGCTCGTGGTATGATTGCCGCTTTGCCAGCAGTTACATCAGCTGCAAACGCTTTGGTTTCGCAGGCAGAAAGAGCGGCCAGAGCAGCAGCAGACATCCATTCACCATCACGGCTTTTCCGTGACCATGTAGGTATCTATATTGGTCAAGGTATTGCAGCCGGTATCGACAGGAGCCAGAAGTATGTAAACGAAGCCTTGGAAAATCTATATGATGTTAAAGGCAAGTTTGATTACAGCGATTTACTTGACGATGGTTTGAAGCAACATGGTTACACAGCAAACCTAAACGGCTCGCTGACGCTTGAGAACAAGCAATCAGACCAAAAGCTGGATATTATCAAAGATGCACTCAACACTATCAAACAAAGTCTAGATAGAGAAGTCGTCCTGAATGTCAATGGTCAAGAGTTTGCTCGCTTGACAGGTGATGATTTCAGCCGTTATCAAAGCGACCGTGACTATATCAGCAATATTCTGAAAGGGGTGAGAGTATGACCGAAAATTCTATGACATATAACGGAGTAGATCTGTCTGGTCTGCTCAAAGTCCTAGAAGTTAAATCTGACATTGGGAATGAGAGGTCAATCAAAACCGAGAAATTATCTCGGATCGGTACGATTGCTACCGCAGTTGAGGTCGGAGCAAAAGAAATTGAGGTCAAAGTTAGTTTGGCCTCTTTTGATGTTGCAAATATTCGATTTGTGGACACAACTGAGCCAGCAGATGCTGAGCGAGGAAACATCAACGAGTTAAAAGAGCGTATAGCAGGCATATTTGACGCTACAGAGCCGAAAAAGCTGACGCTGGGCAAATACCCTAACCGATACTTTAACGCTCTTGTAAAGGGCGATATGGAGCTTCAGGGAATAACTGACTGGTACGACGAAACGACTATCAAGTTTTATATTCCAGACGGCGTGGCACACTCTACGACTTATAAGCGTGTAGTGGACTACGAGGAAAACCAAGGAAAGATGGTCTTTGCTATTGATAACAAAGGCACAGCGGATGCTTATCCAATTATCACGTTTAAGGCTAACGACGAAAACGGCTATTACGGCCTTGTGAGCGACAGATTTGCTTTTGAAGCAGGGAGCATCGAGGAAGCTGACATCGTGCCATACAAGCATTCTGAAATTCTCTGGGACTACGTTTCAGACAACGGCATCATCAAAGCCCTTGCAGACGGTCAGAAGAATGTTGCAATCCTAAATGATAACTCCCAAAACCTGAACGGGACATTGGCCATTCAAAGCGCTTGGGGTAGGCCGCATCTATTTCTTGCCAATCATGGAAATGGACCTCTTGGAAATAATGCTGGATCGCTTACTTGGGATATTCCTGCTGACAGCGCAGGAGAAAAAGGTGCGCTTAACGAGTATCTTTGGTGGAGACAGGTCTTTTGGGTAAACCCAGCTAATCAATATGGCTTCATCAAAATCTCATTTACTGGCGAAAATGGCGAATTCCTATATGGTGTCGAAACCATTAAACGAGGAAACGGTCTGAATACCGAGTACAACTTTCTAGCAGCTAATGGAAGCGGCGGATATAGATTAGTAAAACAATGGACTTTCTGGCCGACGCATAATCAAGGCGAAAATCCGTTTACTAAAGATACTGGCTGGTGTGACCTTATCCGCAGAAATGACAAGGTACAAGTCCACTGGTACGGCACACATCCAGAGTTTACCATACCAGAAATCGCTGGTAAGAAATCAGTCAAAGTGCATGTTGCTTTTGGTGCTTTTGGTGATAAGCCAATCCCAACACGCATGTATCTTGATAGCATCGTCTATCGTAAGGATTTTGTAAACGGCACTAAGGATGTACCTAACCGCTATGCTGCAGGAAGCACTCTTGTTATCAACAGTGAAAATGACAGTTTGATTTTGAATAACATTCCTGACTTGGATCAAGTGGTCGATGGTTCTTTATGGCCGGTTATTCCGCCCGGAAAGTCCGAAATCGAAATCTTGCAGTCTGCTTGGGCGAAGAAGAAACCGAGTGTGACGATTGAATTTGAAGAAAGGTGGCTCTAATGCTTTTAACAATTCACGATAGCGCCTTGAAAAAGGTTGCTTTTATCGATAACAACAAGCAGACCACCTTGAATTTCTTCAATGACAAGTGGACACGCTCGCTTGAAAGTGCAACATCAGTCTTTGAGTTCTCGGTTTTTAAGAAGAAAATCCAGTCTGATACATACGCTGAACAAGCATATAAGCACCTCAATGAGCGTGCTTTTGTCAGCTTCAAGTATAAAGGCCGGTCTTATCTCTTTAACGTGATGAAGACCGAGGAAAACGAGCAGATTATCAAGTGTTACTGCGAAAACCTCAGTCTTGAGTTGTTGCTCGAATATAATGAAGCATATAAAGCACCAAAAGCAATGAGTTTTGAAGAATACCTCAAAACTTGGGGGACTTTAGGAGTATCTAAGCTAGAGATAGGCATCAATGAGATAGCAGACCAGCGCAGAGCGCTGCAGTGGGAGGGGCAAGAGACAATGCTTGCACGTTTAATCTCTCTTGCTCGCAACTTTGACGCAGAAATTGAGTTTGAAACTCACTTGAAATCCAATAGTCAGCTTGACCGCTTTGTAATGAATGTCTACAAGGCACATAGCGCTGAAAATCAAGGCGTCGGACGCAAGCGAAATGATGTTGTCTTAAAGTACGGCAAGAATGTGCGTAGTATCAAGAGAAGTGTTGACAAGACGCAACTATACAACGCTATCAAGCCGGTTGGACGCAAGGAAGAAACCAAGGAAACAACAACCAAGATTGCCAATCCGTCAGCTACACAAGCGGCGAACAGTGGCAAGAGATACACAGGCGGAGGTTTGAACTATGCAGGACATCCTATGAGTGCTGCTATAGTCCAAACTATCCTAAATCTCTGTGTACAGTACAACATACTGCCGTCTGGTATGATTTGTCAGCTATACCTAGAAAGCTTCTGGGGGGCTTCTAACGTTGCCAGAGTTGATAATAACTGGTCTGGTATGTCTGGCTCTGCTCAGACTCGCCCAAGTGGCGTCAAGGTCACGACAGGGAGCGCTAGACCTGCTAACGAGGGCGGAACATACTTCCACTATGCTAGCGTAGACGACTTTATGAAAGACTATGCTTATCTGCTGGCTGAACAGACTAGCGGAGGGCGGAAATTCTACGGTGTCAAAGGCAAGCAGAACATCGAAGACTACACTCGTGGTCTATTTCGTGTTGGTGGCGCGCTATATGACTATGCGGCTGCTGGATATGGCCACTATATCGCTCTCATGAGGGATATAAGGGGCGGTGTCAATCGTTCCAATGGTAATATCCTAGACAAGCTTGATGACCTATGGAAACAGCCTAACAATCAATTAAGCAGTCCTAGCCAGCCAGTAACACAAGTCGTTAAAGCCGACAAGGTGATAGCAGTAATCAATGAAATGAAAGGCTTGCAAGGCCGGACAGTTGGCAGTGGGCAATGTTACGGTTTGGCGGCTTGGTACTCTATGAAATTAGGCGGCCCTGGTCTTGGTGGTGGTGTGACTGGTTTTTCTGGCAAAGTTGGTGCTGGTATGGCTGCGGCCTACATCGGAACTGACTACGCTTGGGCTAATTTTGGTTGGTCAGTCGTGCGACCAAGAGGAACGAATGAGCTGAAAGCTGGTGCGTTGGCAAATATCAAGGCTTATAACTCCTATCAAGGAACAGGGCCTTACGGTCACGTTTCAATCATCATTGCGAATAACGGAAGTACTGTCACAGTACTTGAACAAAACTATGCAGGCCGACAGTATGTGACATTAGGGACATACAACGCACAGGCTTATCTGGGAGCGATAGAGACGCTGTGTTATCCGCCAGAATTAAAAGCTGGTAAGACCGTAGAGGGTAGCACAGTAACCGGCAGTACGGTTGATGTACCACTACCAGAGATAGAACTTAAAGAAATATCTGTCAGCACAACAGAAGTAGTTATTGACCCTAAGAAGACGCAAGAATGGAAAAACGAAAAGGGCGAAGTCGAGTTTTACCTCAAAGACAGTTTGTTATTCGCTCCACTATCCAAACAGCTATATCCGTCAGTTTTGACCGGTACTGAGACAAGCGATAACTGGATACGCAAGGACATGGAAGTCGATACAGATAGCGAAGAAGTGCTTATCTCCACGGCCTTGCGTAATCTTAGGAAATATTGCTATCCAGCTATCACATACGAAGCAGACGGATATTTTGATTTGGATATCGGCGATACTGTCAAAATCCAAGACACGGGCTTTGCGCCGATGTTAGTGCTGGAAGCAAGGGTTAGTGAACAACAAATCAGTTTTACCAATCCGAGCGAAAATAAGACGGTTTTTGCTAATTTCCAAGCCTTGCAAAACAAGGTATCAGATAGCTTGCTAACTCGTATGGCTAAGCTTGCTGAGCAGGCGATACCGTATGAGCTGAAGCTATCCACAGACCAAGGCACGGCCTTTAAGAATAGCACAGGCCAGAGCTTGTTAATGGCCAAGCTAGAAAAGAATGGCAAGGTGTATGAGCCTATCATCTTCTACAAGAAAGGCGACGCCATCATTGGAAGCGGTAGTCAAATGCTTGTCCGTGCGACGGATTTTGAGAAGACATTGCAAGTAGTGGTTGAAGCCTATCTCAATGACGAGAAAGTGGCAACGGCTGAAGTGACTTTTAGCAACGTGGCTGACGGTCAAGCTGGTGCGAAAGGCGACAAAGGCGACCCTGGCGCACAAGGTCCTCCAGGCCCTAAAGGCGACAAAGGAGCGCTCGACGAGGAACAGCTCAAACAAGTCAATGACAAGATTGACAGCAAGGCTGACAACAAGCTCACGGCAGAGCAACTAAACGCTTTAACAGAGGCTATGCAGCTAGCCAAGGCTGAGCTTGAAGCAAAAGCCAGCATTGACACGGTCAATGAATGGATTAAATCCTATCAAGACTATGTCAAAGCGGACGAAGCCGGACGAGCTGCAGCAGAAGCTAAACTTGTATCTGCAAGTCAGAGATTAACCAAGGTTGAGAACAACCTGGGCGACATGGCCGAAAGATGGAGCTTCTTAGACCTCTACATGAGCGCTAGCAATGACGGTTTGAATATCGGTAAGAAAGATGGATCATCTTCTGTCCGTATCGACCACGACCGCATAAGTTTTTACTCTGCCGGCTCTGAGGTAGCTTACATTTCACAAGGTGTCTTAAAGATTGAAAATGGGGTGTTTACTCGGACGCTTCAAATTGGGAGATTCCGTGAGGAGCAGTACCAGCTCAATCCAGACATGAACGTCATTAGATATGTGGGAGGTGTTTAAACATGGCTAGAGCCAATTTCAGCGGCGGCTGGGGGCATAATTTACAACTTGATGTGACATGGGGCGTAAGGCGACAAGACATAGCCGGCAACTATACGATGGTCAACGTGTCGGTGCATTTAGTGTCTAATGCTTATGTATCGATTCCATCGTCCACAAAGCCTATTACAGTCAAGGTCAATGGCGCTGTCATTGATACAGTCAATGTCGATGCTGGTATCGGTGGCAATCAAGATAAAAGCTTGTTGTCAAAAGACTACCGTATCGACCATTCTGGCGATGGCTCTAAAGAGTTTAGTCTTGATGTTGGTTTAGATATCAGTGTTGGCAACTATGGCAGCTCTAGAGTTATCCAAACTGTCAAATTACCATCTATACCACGAGCAAGCTCTGGTAGTGATGTGATGGCTGTTATCGGCCAGTCCGTGACGATCAACATTAATCGCAAGAATGACGCTTTTAAACACGCTATATGGGCAACCTATGGCAGTTTTAATAAGCAGATAACAACAGAGAATGTCGATACCAGCTTTTCTTGGACACCGCCCCTAGAACTCTGCGAACAGACGCCAAACAGCGCCAGCGGTTACGGAAACATTACCATCATCACTTATGACGGAAACAGAGAGATTGGTCGTGATGTCAAGCGACTTAATCTTTCCATTCCAGATAGCATTAAGCCAACCCTAACAGGTTTCACCTTAACGGACGGCAATGCTATAGCAGCTAACATCGTTTCTGGCGGCGAGCACTTCATCAAGATTTTATCTGATATTAGAGTTAATTTTGGTGCAACTTCTGGGGCTTATGGATCAACTATCACCGGCTATTATGCGGAGATTGTCGGAAAGAACCAATCCACGACAACTAACGGCGGCGGCCTTGGTTTAATGAACTATGATGGCCAAGTAGTAATCAGAGCTAAAGTGACGGATAGTCGAGGGCGCACAAGCAACGCCATAGAGCGTACAGTGACTATTCTTGACTACTTCCCACCTATCTTGAAATTTGATGTCGCAAGAACTGGCCTGAACGGTGGAACGCTGACGATTACACGGACAGCCAAAGTCGCTCCGCTAATTGTCAATGGTTCGCAGAAGAACAAGATGACGTTGACATTTAAGGTCAAACCTCTTGCCGATACAAGCTACACATCGGACACCGGCCCTGCTGCCGGCTCTTGGACGAGCATATCAGAACTCGTCAACAGTCCAGCAAACCTATCCGGACAGTATCCGGCCAACAAAACTTGGGAAGTCGTAGGAAAACTGGAAGACCGTTACACAAGCACCGAATTCGCAGCCATCGTCACGACTGAGGGTGTAGTTATATCTTATAGCCAGTTTGGCGCCGGCATTAATAAAATCTGGGAGCGTGGGGCGCTTGATGTCAAAGGCGACATCTATGCAAACGATAAGCTTGTCCAAATGCACGCTTTGACGCAGAAGAACGGCACTGCCATCTATGCTTATGGGAAAGACTTCGACCAAGAACGGACGACCGGTGTCTATTTCAAGAATGGTACAGAAAACAACAATCCAGCTCGTCAATATGGCTGGTTGCTAGTGCTCAATAGTAATAACGAGTGCTTCCAGATGTTCTTTCCGTCCATAGCGACAGCAGAGCCAGCTAAGCGTGTCCTACTTGCCGGTAAATGGAGTACATGGTCAACCAATGCAAGGAGTGACCACGCAAACCTAAAACGCACCGAATGGACGTCTACAGGCGTCAATGGTATTCACTACAAGCGACAAGGGGATATCGTCACATTGAGGATAAACATCAAAGCCGGCAGCGGAGATGTGGCTCTCGGACGTGTACCGCAAGAACTCATTCCATTACCTGGCACAGATGCTATGTTACATGTCACGGTTTTTTCACTCGGCCAAAGCGAGGACAGGCACTTGCAAGTCAACCAAAGCGGTATTGTTACTCTACTGGCAGGTTCGGCGAAAGATATCAAGACACAAGTCACTTGGTCTATTTAATAAACGAAAAGGAGATATATGTCTAAATTACAATTTAATCGCAAGAGTTGGATTTATTCTTCGTCCAACAACGAAGTAGAGGGTACTCATGTCATTCTGACGAATGCAGAGGGCGCTTTCTACCCGGTATTGCTTCCAAAAGAAGCGATTGACTTGCCAGTCGAGGAACTGGAAAAGAAAGCTCTTGAAGTCGTCTATCAAGATAATTTCCCAGACCGTGCCAAGAAAGAGCAGGACGAGGAAATCAAGAAGAAATTCCAGGAAGCGGACAAGAAAGAGCAAGAAGCGACTCTGCAGCGTGCAGAGCTGAAAGAATTGCTTGAACTTGTCACTTATATCGCTCTTGGTATTTCTGGTGGTCTTGACATCAACAGTTACACAGCGCTAGCGCAGAAGATTGATGCGCCAGTTGTCGGAAAACGATACACAGGGCCGACATTCGTCACGATTGATTATCCTTATGATACAAATCCGAAGTGGCAGAAAGGAAATCGGACAATTGTTAAATATACTGGCATGACTGGTTACAACTACACAGGCCAGTCTGCAGAGGACATGCTTAAATCTGGGGCGTGGACTATCGTGTTGCCAAACATTAGCAATTAACTAGAAAGGGGGTGATTATTATTTGAAACCAGAGTACCAACTTTTAATAACCGTGGGCGGATTTATCATCACAGTCTACGGTTTTTATAACGTTTTGCGTGCGAAAAGCATTGAGCAAGCAACCAAAATCAACTCATTGGAATTACGCCTAGGCTTTTTGGAACAGCAGACAAAAGACCACACTCGGCGCTTGGACGACCACGACAAGCAAAATCAAGCTCTCGTCGCTATGACGGAGCAAATCAAAAATTTGACGGAAGATGTCAAAGAACTCAAAATCATGATCGAAAAGAAAGGAAGTTAAATCATGAATACATACACTAAGAAACTCGCTATCAAAGTAATCAAGACTATGGCTCAAGCTGCGCTTGGTGTCATCGGCTCATCTGCACTGCTGACGGAAGTCAACTGGGTAGTAGTTGCATCAACAGTCGGACTTGCAGGTCTGACATGTATCTTGATGAACTTGTCCGAACTCAAAGAAGACTAATGTAAGGGGGTGGTCTTTTGACGACTCAAAAACAACTACTTGATAAGCTGGAAAGTGTAGTCAATCAGCGACTAACTGTCCCAACGAATCCTTTTGGCGGGCAATGTGTTGCTGCGATTGATAGGATACTTCAGTACGAAGGACTGTACCACCTAGATTTTAGCTATGTCAACGCTATCGATTGCTTAGACCGTGCCGCAAATCTAGGTCTTAAAGTGACACGCTTTAATGGCTCTAATAACCCGCCTATCGGATCGGTTTTTGTGTCTAATTGCTGGCCATATCACGAGTTCGGACATATTGGGTTTGTGGTTGGTTATACCGCTCACGGTTTAATAATCACCATTGAGCAGAACATCGACAGCAATGCTGATGCTCTTTACAATGGCGGTTGGACACGCAAGGTTATTCGCAATCTATCTAGCGACGGCACATTTAGCTATGTTAATTGGCAAGCACCAGCGCAGCAAATGCTCGGCTGGTTTGAGTTGCCTTTTGAAGATGTAAAAGCAGACATTGAAATCAAAAATTTGGAGGATTTAAAACTAATGAAAGAATTTATTTTGAAAAACGGTAAATATGGCTTCGGTGTGTTCGTAGGCGGCAAGTACATCGGACTTTCTGACATCGGATCAGTAAATAGCTTCAAGGATACTCTGGGCTTGCCAGTAGTCTCTCTTGGCAACGATGACTTCAAACGCTTCACAGAAGCTCACGGATAAGGAAAGAAAGGAGCTAGCTCCTTTCTAAGACACTTTTAAATAATACACTGCCTCGGCCAATCGGTCGGGGCTTTTTTGTTTGCGAAAAAACCAAATCTAAAGCCCAAAAACCGCCCAAAAAGAGCATTAAAAGGAGTTATACTTTTGAATAAATACCGTCATATAAACACTCTTGGTACTCCCACCGGCTCCATTATTTTAAGCATTCCTAAAGCGTTGAGAAATCAGCGTTTTTTGCTTTTGCTATGTTCAGGGAATCTTGATTTCTGTTTGAAAAAGTAATACAATGATGTTAGTGATGACAAAGAAAATATTGGTATTTCTAGTTGGTTAATTCATAAATATTAAGGGAAGTTTGATATGAGTTTTTTTAAGAATCTGTTTGGTAAGAAACAAGAGGAAGAGAAAGTAGAAAAGGTAGAAGAAGCAGTGCTTGATGTGCCTTCTGAAGATCCTTTTCCGAGTGAGTGGGGATCTTTCTCAACCTATATAGATGACAAGTTGGCTAGTATCCGTCTGAATCTAGCTCTTGCTGATGAGGCACCCTATCCTCTCTATGCCTATGCTATGAGGCTCAAGATATCGCTCCTCCAGTACGATGGGGAGACGGGTTTTCCATCTAGTGATGAGTTTAAGGAGCTGAATGTAATTGAGGATCGGCTTTCTGAGGCTTTGGGCCAGGTCGGTGGCATTCATGTTGGTGTGATTACGACAGATGGAAATATTGAGTTTTACTACTATCTGCAAGACAAGAAAGGCCATCTAGAGCCGATTGCAAACGTGATGCGCGACTTTCCAGACCGCCGCTATGACTCAGCTACCTTGGAAGATGAGGAGTGGGATCAGTACTTTGACTTTCTCTATCCTAATGAATACGAGTATCAGACCATTCTTAACCAGCGGGTCTGGTACCAGCTGGAGCAGGACGGAGATGACCATAGTCAGGAGCGCGAGATTGACCATTGGGCCTATTTCGCTTCGGAGGAAGATCGAGATGGTTTCCTAAAGGAAGTAGAAGAGCTGGGCTATAGTCTCGTATCTGCTGAAAAGATAGAAGATGCAGACAAACCTTATCAGCTGCACGTGATTCGGATGGATACGACAGAAATCTTTGATTTGAACCAGAATGTTTGGACTTTGGTCGAATTTGTGAAAAAATTTAACGGAAACTATGGCGGTTGGGGCTGTAATGTGGTATAATGGTTAAAGTTTTGAGAAAGCTGGACTTTCTCTTTTGTGGAAGATTACTCAAGAGGCTTAAGAGGCTGTGTTGGAAACGCAGTAGGCGTGTAAAAGCGTGCGTGGGTTCGAATCCCATGTCTTCCGTCATAAGATGCAAGAAACGCTATTTGGCGTTTTTTCTATTGCAAAAGTTTATGGAAGAAAGGCGATTCTTTTTAAATATGAATATCTTTGGAAATACTTGAAAACAATTTCAGCAAAAAAAATAAGTATTTTATTGTTCATTTTATTTAATAGTGTGGTAAAATGAGAGTAATAGAGTTTTAAAAGGATATAAATTAAAGGGAGAATTATGTTTTTTAAACGTCAAAAAGGTAAGTACCACGAAGTAGAGCGTGTGACTCGTTTTAAGCTGATTAAATCGGGCAAGCATTGGCTGCGTGCTGCGACATCACAGTTCGGCCTTTTTAGATCAATGAAAGGGGGAGGCCTTTCATCGATTGAGCTCAAGGTAACGGAAGAACAAGTTACCGATAAGAAGAGCGGAATAGACTTTTTGAGGGGCATTGTCGCCACGGGGGCCGTGCTGGGCGGAGCTCTTGTGACAAACACAACCGTCCACGCAGAAGAAGAACAGACTCTGGAAAAGGTCATTGACACGACAGACGTTTTAGCGACACGTGGTGAAACAGTTTTAGGAGAAGAAAGCAGTGCTGCTGAAGCAGCAACCGCAACGGCAAGCTCACATACTGAGTCAGAGTCTGTATCAGATACATCCTCAGCCAGTGCCAGTGCTTCTGTCAGTGCGTCTATCTCTGCCAGCATCTCAGCTTCAGAGTCAATGTCACAGTCTAGCTCTGTCTCTGTCAGTGCCAGCACATCTCAGTCAGTCTCAGATTCCTTAAGTGTATCTGAGTCTCTTTCAGTGTCTTCAAGTACATCTGATTCAATGAGTGCAAGCACTAGTGTATCAGAGTCAGTCTCAGCCAGTCAGACCTCTACTACCTCTACATCAGATAGTGCTAGATCCGAAAGCAGCCAGCAGTCGACAGAAGCTTCTAGCCAAACTAGACGTAGAAGAACGCGTCGGGATGTAACGGACTCAGGTCCTAATGTCGAATATCGTGATATTAAAGGCGATATGATTCAAGGTGTTACTACAAGTTTTGATGATGTTAATCGACTTTTGACTTGGACGATAACTCTGACACCAAGACAGGTAAAGACTAACTTTGGTGCACTTGTATCTATCAGTGGCAACCAGGAAACTCGTACAGTAACGATTAATGGTAAAAATGCTGCAAATGGTGGAGTTTACAATTCAGGCGGTGCTTGGAATCTATATACAGGTGAATCTGTCAGCGATAATATTCTAAGAATTACTACGCGCGTAAATGATGCTGGTGGTGAAGTCAAGCTAGGCCTCCGCTTAGTAACTAGCGATAAGAAAATTACCAATAAAAATCTACCGCTTGAGTTTGAACAAGTTGCTGCTACGACAAATGGAAGTTGGGATAAGGCAGGATTTAATACAACTGTTGCGGAAAAGGATACGGAAGCTCCCCAAGTGAAATCTGGGGATTATGTAGTATATCGTGGTGAATCCTTTGAATTTAATGTAGAAACTACCGACAATAGTGGTCAAGTTAATAGAGTTGTCATCCGAAATGTTGAAGGCGGTCCTCAGAGTACTTATCTTTCTCCTAATTGGGTACAATATTCTACAGAGAATTTAGGACAACCGGGTAATGCTACAGCACAGAACCCACTTCGAACTAGAATGTTTGGTTTGGTTCCTACAGATACAGTTATTGGTTATTATACTCGTTATATAGTTGCGTGGGACCCTTCAGGAAATGCCACTCCAATGGTAGATAATGCTAATCGGAATGGACTCGAAAGATTTATCCTTACTGTTAAAAGTCAAAATGAAAAATATGACCCTGCAGATCCATCTATAACTTATGTAAATAACGTTTCTAGATTATCTACAACTGAGAGAAATGCTGTAGCTGCCGCGGTAAGAGCAGCAAATCCTGAGATACCAGCTGCAGCTACGATTACTGTTTCTGCTGATGGAACGGTTACCATTACTTATCCAGATAGATCTACAGATACTATTTCTGCGGATAGAGTAGTAAAGGATTTTGCATCAAGTCGTTCAGCTTTAACGTCTGCGTCAACATCCGCCTCCACGAGTGCTTCTACGTCTGCTAGTACTTCTGCATCCCTAAGTGCGTCGACCTCTGCGAGCCAGTCTATTGTAGATAGTAGATCGGCTTCTGTAAGTGCATCAACATCCGCAAGTACGTCTGCCTCGACCAGTGCATCAGTTTCTGCCAGCACGTCGGCTTCAACGAGCGCGTCAGTATCTGCAAGTACATCAGCATCGACGAGTGCGTCAGTGTCCGCAAGTACGTCGGCTTCAACGAGCGCGTCTGTATCTGCAAGTACGTCGGCATCAACCAGTGCATCAGTATCCGCAAGTACCTCAGCATCGACCAGCGCGTCCGTAAGCGCAAGTACGTCCGCATCGACGAGTGCATCTGTGAGTGCAAGTACGTCCGCATCAACCAGTGCATCTGTGTCAGCAAGCACGTCCGCATCAACGAGTGCCTCAGTATCTGCAAGTGCGTCGGCTTCAACGAGTGCGTCCGTAAGTGCAAGTACCTCAGCATCAACGAGCGCATCTGTGTCAGTAAGCACGTCCGCATCGACGAGTGCATCTGTGAGCGCAAGCACGTCCGCATCAACGAGTGCCTCAGTATCTGCAAGTGCGTCTGCTTCAACGAGTGCATCAGTAAGTGCCAGCACATCCGCATCAACGAGTGCATCTGTGAGCGCAAGCACGTCTGCTTCAACGAGTGCGTCAGTATCTGCAAGCACGTCCGCATCGACAAGTGCGTCAGTAAGTGCAAGTACCTCGGCCTCAACGAGTGCGTCAGTATCTGCAAGTACCTCAGCCTCAACGAGTGCGTCAGTATCTGCAAGTACCTCGGCCTCAACGAGTGCGTCTGTAAGCGCAAGTATGTCAGCTTCAACAAGTGCTTCTGTCTCAGCAAGCACGTCCGCCTCAACCAGCGCGTCAGTAAGCGCAAGTACATCCGCATCAACGAGCGCGTCCGTAAGCGCAAGTACGTCCGCTTCAACGAGCGCGTCAGTAAGCGCAAGTACATCAGCGTCAACGAGTGCGTCCGTAAGTGCAAGCACGTCCGCGTCTACTAGTGCGTCAGTAAGTGCAAGTACGTCGGCTTCAACGAGTGCATCAGTAAGTGCAAGCA